GTAGTTGCCGTACACGCCTTCGTGGCGGACCACGGTGCCGGCGTAGATGTGGTCGATGCGGTACGTCGTGACGAGCCGGTCGAACATCGAGCCGACGTTGCCCATGTCCTGCACGAGGATCCGGGGCTCCTCGCGACCGTCGAGGAAGGCCATGACGATCGTGTCGAACATCAGCGGGTCGGCGGTGACCACCCACGACTTCTGGTTCGCCCAGTAGTCGGCCGGGATGATCTGGATGTCGTGCTCGTCCGTGAAGGCGCTCTGGAGCTGGTCGCCGCCCGGCCGCATCGAGAGCGGCGCAAGCATCGACTTCGCGACCTTGACGAGCGTCGTCGGGACGAACAGGAACTTGCCCTTCAGGCCGAGCGGCTTGCTCGTGTTGAAGTCCTTCTGGAGCCGGATGTTCGTCAGCGCGGTGTCGAGAGGCGTGCGCGCCCAGGACACGACCGCCTCGCCGCTCACCAGGTGGACCGGGTTCGCGTCGAGCAGGTCGGTGCCGTAGTTCGAGTGGTGCGAGTTGTCGTAGAGGTCGTAGCCGTCGTAGCCGGTCACGACCTTGCCCGGGTTGCTCACCGTCGGGTCGGCCGTCGGCTTCGACGGGTCGATCAGGCTGAGCGCGTACTCGCGGCGCGTGCGGGCCGCCGAGATGCCGAGCTTGCGGGGGATGTCCTGCAGGACGTTCAGGTCGTCGTTCTTCGCGGCCTGGTAGGAGTAGTCCTCCGTCCCGCCGCGGACCTGCACCGTGGTCGTCTGCGCCTGGTCGGCCGAGGTCGCGAGCGCCGGGAAGGGCGCGCGCTCCGCGACGACGCCGAGGTTCGCGTAGCCGCCGATCGCCTGGAACTTCATCGAGCGGAAGTCCGAGGCCGGGACGATCTTCGTGTAGCGGCGGTAGTCCGTGAACTCCTGCATCTCGGAGTACGCGATCGCGACCTTGTTGAGCACGTCCGCCATGTCGTTCGTGAACGGCGAGCTCGAGGAGATCGACGCGCGCGCGCGGATCGCCTTGTCGCGGCCGCCGTTGCGGTCCCAGCAGTCCACGAAGTCGTGGCCGTGCGTGTCGCGGAAGAGCTTGTTGAGGCTCGTGGGCCGGCTGAACGGGTCGATCCCGACCGCGTCGAGCGACTCCTCGACGGTCTTGCCGCCGTTGAAGCGCTTCGCGAAGATCGAGCGGACCTCGTGCGGCGCGTTCTTCAGGAGCAGGTAGTGCATGCCTGCGGTCGCGCGCGCCATCGAGTCGGCGCCGACCTCGACGCGGGAGCCGCCGCCGAGCGCCGCGCCGGTCGCGATCTCGATCTCCTTGATCTCGGCGCGCTTCTCGTCGATGAGGCGCGTCACGACCTCCGAGAGCTTCACGCGGTTGTCCTGCGCGGTGAGCATCGGCTCGAGCTTCTCGAGCACGGCCTTCTGCGCCAGCGTGGGCAGCTTCGACGCCTTGACCTGCACCTCGGCGACGCCGCGGGCGGTCGAGACTTCGATCTGCTCCTGCTGCTTCGCCGCGGCGACGCGCGCCGCCTCGGTCGTCTTCAGCAGCGTGGCGGTCTGCTCTTCGAGCGCCTTCTGCGCCGCGACGACGCGCGGGTCGGAGGCGGCCGACGTGGCGCCGGCCGGGTTCGTGCTCGCGACGACGCGAGTCGCCTCGGCGAGCTGCTCCGGCGTGGCGGCGGGGTTCGAGAGCATGGCGAGGGCTGCGGCGCGGTCCATGGGACGCTCCTTGTGGGTCTCGCGCGCCTGGAGGGAGGCGGCGACGCGGTGAAGCCACTCGCCGCGGGCGGCGGGGCTGGTGACGATGTCGGTGGAGGCGGGGTGATCCGCCGGGTGCCGGAAGTCGCGGTAGACCATGGCGGGGGCGCCGTTGAACGTGCCCCGTGCCTTGCTGCACGCGGCGTCGATCGAGAGACCGATCGGCTTCGCGTCGGCGGTGAGTTCCGGATCCGCGGCGCTCTGGATCGCGCGCACGATGTCGGCCGGAACGTCGTTGTGCAGCGTGACGGTCCCGAAGACCTCGGTCCCGACGCGCTTCACGTCGGAGATCCCGCCGAACTCGTTGCGCGTGCGCAGGTGCTTCTGCGCGTCCGAGCCGTCCGGCAGGTGGTCGAGGTCCCCGTTCGAGAACTTGAAGCCGAAGAGCTTCGAGCCCTCGTAGAGCCGGGCGAACTGGTCGAGCTGCTCCGGGCTATCGTCGAAGACGACCGGGAGGCCCTCGTCCGTGTTCTTGGTGACGCCGCCGGCGACGAGGCGCACGCGGTACTTGTCGCCCGCGAGGACGCGGACGACGTCGACCTGTGCGGCCATCTTGCACGGCTTGAAGGTCGTGTGCTCGGTGACCGGCTCGCCTTCGCCGAGGTCGACGTCGCCATCTGCGTCGATCGTGTGCTTATGGCGCATCAGCGTGCCGTCGCCCGTGTTCATCACGACGTGCGAGTCGGTCACAGCGTGGACGTGCGGCCACTTGCCTTCGGAGGCGGGGTAGAGCTTCCGCGCGGCCGAGTTGATCGCCGCATGGACGTCGTCGAGGGTCTTGCCCTTCGGGAGATTCAGCGAGAAGGCGGCACGCACCTGGCGCCGCACCGAGACCTTGTCGCTCTCTCGTCGGGTCACGAGGGCGAGCAGACCACCGATTACGCGCGGTTCAACTCGCCCCGAGCGCTATGGGTTGCGATGTCCCGTGGTGTCCCGCTTTGTCATAGCGCGCACCGCGCGCGGCGCTAGATCGGGTTCACGGAGAGCAGCTCTTGGGGGTCGATCCGCACGAAGCCGGTCGGCGTTCGATGCGCCTGCAGGAGCTTCGCCGCGATCCATCGGCGCACCGTGCGCGTCGAGACGCGGGCGCGGCCCGCGGCTTCCTTGATCGTGAGGAGCCGCGCGGGAACCTGGGTCACAGTCGGACTCGCGCTCATGCCGCCTCCGCCTTGGGGATGTCCGAGAAGCTCGCGCACTGGCAGTTGACGACGCAGTCCGCCGGCAGCGCCGGATCGAGCGGGCCGTCCGCCTCGGCGTAGCCGACCTTCACCGCGACACCCTTCGAGGTCGTCCACCGCGGGACCTTGAACTTCTGGTCGAGGTCGATCACCACGCCGTTCAGCTCGGTGTGCCGGTGCCATGGCGGCGCGCCGATCTCCGCGATCCAGCCCTTGCGGATCTTGAGGCCGGTGTCCGTTCCTAGCTTCTCGCGCCGCGCCCGCGTCGTTTCCTCGTACAGCCGCCCCGTCTCGGTTCGGTGCACGTGCTCCGTCTGCGTCGCGATCGAGCCGAATACGCCAGTCGGCCGGTTCGCCTCGAGTAGCGTGCCGCCGATCGCGGTCGCGACCTGGTCCGACGTCAAGGCGCCCGTGACCGCGGTGCGGAAGATGCGGTTCAACTTCGACCGCAGGTCCGTGGAGATCGCCCGCACGAGATCCGCGGCGTCGGTCCTCGCGTAGTCGATCAGGGTCCGGTCAAGGCCCGCGATCCCGACGAACGTCCCCGGACTGAGGACGCCGCGCGCCTCCTCGAGCACGCGTTCGTCGGCCGCCGCCATCGAGTCGCGGAAGTGCTGCGAGACGACCGGCTGCAGCTCGCGCTCGATGCGGGCGATCTCCTCGTTCACGAGGACGAGCATGGCGCGTGCGTAGGCCGAGTCCGCATCGGTGCCGTGGAGCGCGCGCGCGAGGAGGCGCAGGCGCGCATCTTCGAGCACCTGCAGGATCTCGTTCAGGTTCTCCGCGGTCGCCTCGTCGAGCTGCCGCCGCGCGGCGAGCGCTTTCGCGGCGACGTCGTCCTCGCTCATGCGTCGCGGACCTCCGCGGCGTACGAATCGTCGATGCGCGGCTCGTACGCGTCGACGGTCTTCGGTTCGTACCCGTCGACGGTGACGCGCGTGGGCGCGGCGGTCAAGGCGGGCAGGGATGGCATGCGCCGGTCTCGCCGCCGTCAGTTCCGCGCCGCCGGCGTGGTCTCCGCCTGCGCGAAGACGTCGACGTTCGCGGTGCCGCTCAACTGGATCTTCCACGCGAGGCCCTGGCCCGACCCCTGGATCTTCGGCGGCGTGGTGAACCCGAAGTTGCCGTTCGCCGGCACGACCACGTTCATCACGGTCGTCGCATCCTCGATGATCGCGGCGCTGACAGGCGTCGCGCTCGAGTTGGACAGCACGAGCATCACGAGGTCGATGTAGTTGCCGGGGGACGCGGCGAACATCGTCGTCAGCGTGTTGTCCGTCAGCGCGGCGCGAAACCTTGAGCGGCTCATGTCGTCCTCCGATTCCGAGAAGTGCGGTTCGTCATCAGGCGCCCGTCGACGCCGGCAGGACGTCGGCCTTCCATGCTGACCATAGGTACTCGCGCTTGCCCGAGGGCGTCGCGGTGTCGGTGATGGACGTGTCGACGAGCACGAGGTTCATGTCGATGTCATCGTGCCGCTCGCGCGGCGTCATGACGCCGGTGACCACGCCGCCGTCGCCGGCAGTCGCGGTCGTCGTCACCTTGGTCAGCGCGACGCTGCCCCACGACAGGAAGTTGGTCGGGTCGCTGCTCTCCGAGGCGCGCAGGTAGACCGTCCACCTGGAGTCGCTGATGTCCTTGCCGGCGACGACGCCCGCGATGTTCTCCTGCAGCGTGAACCGGACCGTCATCGCGGCGTTGATGAACCACCGGCCGCGGCCGTACGGGTTCGAGATCCGGTAGGCGGGCGCGCTCACGCGGCCCTCGATGCCGGGGCGCTCTGCCTCTCGTCGCTCGTCTGCCCGTCAGGATTCGAGAGGCCGCCGCCGTCGCGCACCGCCTTCGGCGCAGCACCCGGCTTGGGGAACGGCTGCGGCTTGAAGCCCTGGAGCCCGATGATCTTGCCCCAGTCGCCCTGCCCGACCTCGAAGCCGTACTCGCGGGCGGATGCCGCCGCCTCGCGTTGCGCCGCTTCGTCGGTGAGGCCAAGCGCATCGTGCAACGTGGCGACCGCGTTGATCTCCTGGACGAGCACCGTGATCTCGCGGACCGCGTCCTTGCCGACGATCTTCGGTAGGGTCACTTCCCACTCGCGCTCTTCCTTCGGCAGCGCCATCACCTCGGGGAACTGCGCGAGCGCGTAGTCGCCGATCGCCATGACGATTTCGCGGATCACGTTCTGCCGCTCCTGCAGCATCGTCCACGTCGCGGATCCCATCTCGCCGGCGGACGCGAGGCTCTTCTCGGTTCCGGTCGCGAACCACATCTCGGGCAGGCCGAGCGCCGACAGGATCTCGGAGTTGATGATGTTCATCGCGACGAGCTGATCGGCGGCGTCGAGCTTCGGGGACTTCGCCTCGAGCTTGACGTTCTCGGTGTGGCTGAAGACTCCGCCCATGCCGGAGGAGATCGCGGCCGCGGCCTTGGCGCCCTCGTCCGTGACCTGCTTCGACTTCATCGAGTTCGGCAGCGCAAGGTCCCACACGAACGCGCCGAACTGGCACGCGCGCTCCATGAAGTTGAAGTGCGCGCGGTCCTTCAAGGCGAGTGCGTCGAGCGCCGGGTACAGGTCCGAGAGCCCGCGGCTCTGGTAGCTGAGCGCATTGATCCGTCGGTAGATGCACGGCACGCCGACGATGGCGTCGGTGAGGCCGCCGCCCGTCCCCGGGACATCGACCGGGACCTTCGATCCGAGCGCCGCGTACCGGAACGGCTCGAGCGTCTGGTTGTCGCTCTGGATGATCGGGTGCGCCACGACCTGTCCCGACGGTCGCTTGACGAGCGCCGCGGTGAAGAGGCGCATGTCGTTCGGGTCGCAGAGCACCTGGAACACGTAGCCCGGATCGAGCAGGCCGATGTTCGTGAGCGACGACGACGCGCCGGCGTTGAGCAGGACGAAGTGCTCGCCCATCGTCGAGAGATCGAGCGCCCACTGCCCGATGGCCGGCCCGATCGCGTTCCGCGGCGCGTCCCAGAACGCATCGAGTTTCGCCTGGACGAGCTTGTTCTCGGAGCGCGGCCGGATCGGGCCCGCGCCGACGACGAAGCCGGCGATGATCGCGATGCCGCGGCGCGCCATGGGGAACCGCTGGACGGCGCGGACGGAGTCGTTCTGCATCCGCTGCTGAGACCACGGCGGCACGTCGCGGAGGCGCCGTTGCCCCAACTCGCGGTAGTACGCCTCATTCGATTCCGTCAGCGCGGTGTGCGCGTCGTACGTGAACGCGGCGCGGATGCCCGCGGCGACTCGCGCGGCGCCGGTGCGGAGGATGGAGCGCAGGCCCACACCCGGGTCATAACCGATAGATCAAGTCCCGGCGTTGCCCGCAACCCCTAGTAGCGGCGCCACGTTTCCGCGGTGCGGCCTGCGGTCGCGTGACTCGGGCCTCCGCGCGCCGTGCTCACGTCGCCAACCCTCCGGAAACTCCGGACGGTTGCCGAGCCCGCGATCTCGCACGTCTCCTCGTAGTCCGCGGCGACGGCGAGCATGAGCGCGTCGCCGATGTTCGGTGAGCGCCCGATCCGCTTCTTCGTCTCGTCCTTCGGCTCGACGAGGAGCTGCCCCTTCTCGCGGCGGCGCCCCTTCGTGTCCCACCGCGGCGCGAGGACCTCCTCCTCGAGCTCCTGCAGGAGATCCGTCGCGATCGTCGGCTCGATCTCGCCGACGGCATCGAGCCAGCGGCCCCCTTTGTGCCAGATCTCGGCGCGGCGGTTCGCGTAGAGCGGGACCGGCTCGCCGCGCGCACCGCTCGGCACGATGAAGTCCATCTCGTCCTCGGACACCTGGCCCGAGCCGAACTGCACGCCGACGATGCGGCCGCCGAACTCGTCGGAGAGCTCGTGCGCCATCTGCACGCCGAGGCCGGTCGCGTCGAGGGCGAGGCAGCCCTGCGGGTTCTCGATGAGCCAGATCCGGGCGAGCTCCTTCGTGACCGGCAGCCGGTCGTTCCAGGTCCGGACCTCGCGCACGCGGACGTCGTCGCGGACCACGAACGCCGACGGGTCGCCGCCGTCGCCCGGGTCGAGGCCAGCGCGCAGGCGCCCGACGCGCGGGTGAACGCCCTGATCGGCAGCGTCGGGGTCGTAGAACTTCGAGCCGCGGATCTTCGCGTTCTCCCACGCCGCGAGCGGGACGACGCTCGCCGAGTCGGCGCGCGGCGGCAGTCCGAGCACGCGGACGCGGTAGATGTCAGAGTTCTTACCGAACCGCGTCACGAGGCGTTCGACGGCCTTCAGTGATACGAGGCCGGGGACGACCTGGCGCCCCGCCTTCACGTTCGGTGAGTCGAGCGCTGAGATCGTGAAGAGCTTCAGCTTCTTACCCATCGTCGACCGCGACGTCTTGAAGAGCCCGGCGAACGTGCCGGCGGCGCTCCACGGGTTGCCGGTGTGCACGATCCGATCGTCCTCGCCGACCGCGCAGCCGTAGACGCCGGTGTAGATGTCCTCGGGCGCGCCGCCCGCCTCGTCGACGAACGCGAACATCCGCGCGGCGTGCGGGCCCGCGAAGCCGGCCGCGTCCTTCGCGGTGAAGAAGTGCGCGTAGTGCTTCGTCGCGATCCGGCAGAACGGCTGCTCCATACAGACGCCGGGGAGGTCGTACTTCGCGCCCTCGCGCTGGTGCTTGAAGTTCCGGTAGGTGTCCTGCACCTGGCGGAAAGTCGGCGCGGTGACGAGGACCTTGCACTCCTCGACGCCGTCTGCGGACCGCGCCGTCCCGCAGTCGAGCGCCCAGTTCACCGCGAGGCCGACCGCGTAGCTCTTCGCGACGCCGTTGCCGCTGCGCACCGCGGTCTCGTCGAAGTCGCGGATCGCCCGCAGGAAGTCGGGTTGGAACGAGTGGAGGCGCTGGCCGAGGACCTCGTCGACGTAGAAGCATGGGTCCTGGATCGAGGCCGCGAGGATCTCGGGCGTCAGCTTCGGCTTGCGGACGGCGTCCGGGATGTGCTCGGACTTCACGGCGTCGGCGCGGCTGCGGGCGCCGGCGGCGGGGGATCGTCTTCGATGCGCCGCACGGTGTACGAGCCGCCCTTCAGGATCTCACGCGCCCGTTCCTGCGTCTTCGCGTGCTCAGCGCCGCCGCCGCGGGCGTCGACGTCGATCTTCACGGACGGCTGCGGGACGCCGATGCCGAGCGCCTTCAGCATCAGCTCGGCGGCCTTGATGCGCACGCCGTTGCGGATCGCCCTCACCTGCTCGATCGGACCGTTCCCGGGATCGACCATCCGGCCTAGCTCGTTGTACTGCGCCTTCACGAGTTCGGTCCGCTCCTGCACGATCTCGGGAAGCGCTCGCACGGCGTCCGCGGCCGTCGCGTGCAGGATCGCGAGGACCTTATTCTTCGTCTCCTCGGTCGCGCCGGGAGAGCAGCGATCGAGCAGAGCAAGGCTGCGCGCCTTCGTGTCACGCGGCGGGAGCTGGCCGCCCGCCTTGCGCAGCGCGATGTGCTTCGGGATGCCGATGTCGTCCGCGCTCGCCGCCGTCCACCACGCCTGGTCGAGCGGCATCCCGCCGGCGTTTAGTTCCACCATGCGGTCGAAGATGAGGCGGTCGCGACGCGAGACGGGTCGGCGCCCCCACTGACCCGCCCGCGTGTGCATGATGTTGCGGCCGGGCGTGCCGGGCGGGTCCGGGATGATGTCCATCGGGTTGATCGGCTCGCGCTCGCTCACGCCGGCGAGCCTATCACGCACAACGTGCGCGGCTTGGCGGAGGGCTACCGATTCGAACGGCCGCGGTTGCCCGCGTCAGCCCGCCTTTCGGCGAGTGCGCCCCAGGCGCAGACACCCTCCGCGGAGAGGTGGGGGACCGGGTGCTCGCCGCGTTTCGAACCGCGGTTCGCTTCCTCGTCCGAGGCGCTCCGGCTGTACGGGCACGGATGCGCGTCTGCCGCTACTCGCGGCGCCTACTCGAACGGGGCTCGGGGTCGCCCGGCGGCGGCCCACGCGTGGGGGAAGGGTACTCCTGTTGGTAGCGCAGGCGGGATTCGAACCCGCGATCTGCACCTTATGAGGGTGCCGAGATGGCCGCTTCTCTACCGCGCCGCGGACAGCGTACCACCGACTTCGGACGGCCGCGCTGCCCGTATCGGAAACCCGAGCAGTTCCGCCGCCCGCGGCAGGTGCGCATGGAACCGCGCGCTCGTGTTCTCGTTCATGACGTACGGTGAGTCCGGAGCGCTCTCCTCGAGCGACCACCTCGCCAGCGCCACGTACGCCTGCCAGCGGAGCAGGCCGCGGTGACGCGGATGATGCTCGAGGCCCTCGATCAGCACCTCGGTCGCGGCGTCGACGCTGAGCGTCCGCGAGAGCGCGGCCTTGAACCGCATCTCGTACGCGTTCGCCCAGTGCGGGTCGTCCGGCGCGAGTTCGATCGTCTTCGCCGCCCACTTCTCGACGTTCGGCCAGTCGCCGACCATGCCGTACGTCTGCGCGAGGAAGTACGCCGTGTGCACGTCGCTCGGGTTCTTCTCCGCCTCCGCGAGCAGCGGACCGACGGCGCGCTCGAAGCGCTCACGGACGCGCCGCGAGTCGTAGATCGAGACGAGGACCGCGGTCGAGCTGCCGCTCTTCTTCGCGCCGACGAGCTGGTTGTGCGTGCCGCGCTCCCAGTGGCAGCGGTCGCGGCGGTATGCGACCCACTGCGGATGCCGCGACGCCTCGACGCCGTGCTCGTTCTCGTTCACGTTCTCGCACGCGATCACGTCGACGTCGTCGGGCGCGGACTCGATCAGGGCACGCAGGTCGCCGAGGTCGCGGAAGTAGTCGTCGCCATCGCAGACGACCACGAACTTGCCGCGGCAGAGGGAGGCGGCCTCGTTTCGCTGCGCGGCGAAGCCCGGCCAGGGGCGGCGCACGATGCGGACGGGAACGGTGTGGTCCCATGACGTGAACTCGTAGATCATCGACCGCTCCATCGAGCGATCGTCCAGGACGATCACGACCTCATCGCACGCCGGACCGACCGACTTCACCGCGCGCGCCGCATCACGCAGTTCGGCCTCGTCTCGGATGAGGCAGATCATGGCGAGGGACGCCAACGGCGGGTCGACGACCTTCCGAGCCGGCGCGGCGGGGGTGGCTACCCGATCTCCTGCGGCTAGCGCTGGCGGCCTAGTTGGCCGACTCGCGCCGGGTTCTCGGATGGTCATGTCGAAGACGAGCCAGTACGTCGTGCCGAACGCTCCGTCGGCTCCGCGGCGGCGCATCTCGACGGGGGCCTCGACGCCGGTCCGCTTCCGGACGTCGTCGGCGCTCGCGTCGAGCCACTTCTGGCAGCAGCCGACGACGAGCCACTTCTTCGCGAGGGCGGCGAACTCGGGGAGGCGCGCGAGGACGGCGTCCATGTCGGGGCCGCACCAGGGGTCGATCGTTAGCAGATCCACCTGCTTGCCCATCTCGCGGATCCGCGCCGCGGTCTCGAACGCGTCGCCGCAGTACGTCGACAGCGCCGCGGCGATCTCGAACCTGTACCGCTCCCGCATGAGTTCAAGACGGTCGAAGTCGAGGTCCACGAGGAAGAGCTCGCGCAACTTCGGCGCGTCGACGACATGGATCACATCCTGTCGCCCGAGGAACGCCGCGCAGTAGAAGCACGCGGCGGACTCGATGCCATCGAGCACGTGGAGCGGGAACGCGTCCCGGTTCGAGTGCGCGCGGATCTCGTCGAGGGTCGTCATCGAAGGTTCTCCATCGTCGCGAGGATCGTCGGCGCCTGCTTCGCCACGTCGTTGCGCTCCTCGACCCAGGCGCGCCATCTCGCGGAGCCGTACCACGTCGACGGATCGCGCACGCATCCGTCGGGAACTGCGGTCAGTTCCGCCGCGGCGTCGCGCGCATCGGTCCAGAGCACGCCCTCCGGGAACTGCTCGGCCGCGCCGAGGTAGTGGTGCACGAGCGGACGGACGCCGCACGCCATCGACTCGATCACGCCGTACGGGTGTCCTTCCCATGCGCTGCACGAGAGGTTCCAGTCCTTGTCGCGCCACCACGCTGCGATGTCCGCGACCTGGCCGTCGAGGACGATCGCGCCCTCGATCCGGAGCTGCTTCGTGATGTGCTCGAGGTAGAGGCGGAACCGCTCGTCCTCGACGCCGCCCGCGATGTGCAGCGTGTACCGTTCGTCGCACGTGCCGTCGTCGGGGTGCCGCGCCATCGCGAGGACCTGCGCCGCGAGCGCGACACCCTTGATCCCGCGGACCGCGGCGACCATGCCGATGCGGAAGCCGGGGCCGTGCTCCTGGAACGGGAACCGCGTGAGGTCGATCGCGGACGGGAGGAAGACGGTCGGCGGGAGCGCGGGGACCTTCGCACGGAGGCAGGCGAGGACGTGCTCGGCGACGTAGACGAGACGCGAGACGCGGGACCAGTCGACGAGGTGCGCGACCCCGATGACCGCCTCGTAGGAGTGAAGGCGAACCACGAGCGGCCGGCGGATCCGCGACTTCGACGCGGCGACGGCAACTTCATTCGACCACTCGCACCAGGACGCCTCGCACCACGACAACGCGTCCTCGACGTCCATCGCCGTCTTGCAGACGAAGCGCTTGACCTCGTGTCGGCTGCGGAGCACTGCTTCGATCGGCGGCAAGAAGGCCGAGAGGTCCTCGCCCACCAGGACAGCGAGCCTCACCGAGAGACCTCTCGCCATTCCTTCGCCTCGCGCATCTCCCGCAGCCGCTCGACCGTGCACGCCGGGTCGTCGAGGGCCCGCAGTACCGCGTCGGCGAAGGCGACCGCGGCGCGGATCCGACGCGCGAGGAATGCGGCGCTCGAACGCTCGGGAGGATCAGCGCCGCGGCGGTCCTCCTCGTAGTAGCTTCGCCGCGCCGCTTCGGCCACGTGCCCGAACTGGCGATAGGCGGGCGAGCCCGTCACTTCGACACCAGCTCGAGCGCGTCCTCCGGCAGTGCGCAGCGGCGATCGGCCTCGCGGAACTCGACAAGCCAGTCCGTCCCGGTCCAGCGCGGCCGCTCGCGGATGATCTTGCCTACCTTGCCCGCGATGGCGGAGTCGGGATACGCGTCGATCAGCCGGACGCGGTCGCCGATCTTCATGGACGGGACCGACGTGGATACGAGATATGGGGCGCCATGTCGTCGTTGTCGAGCTCTTCCTTCGAGGGCGCGGGCGCCGGCATGGCAAGGTTCGTGACGAACTCGAGGCAGCCGCAGGCGGGGCACCTGGGCGCGACGATGTCGACTGGCACGCGGCAGGCCGCGCAGACCGTCCCGGAGGTCACGACGTTCATCCTCTCACGCGGAATCGCGGCTGGTTGCTAGCCATCAGCTCCCGACGCCGAGCAGAGACAGCCCCCCGAAGGCGCGGGCGGCCGACGTCGCTCCGACCGAGATCGGCCAGGTGAAGGTCGCGCCGTTGCCGTTCGCGTTCGCGCCGCGCAGCTTGACGCTGCCGCTGCTGGCCGGTGACGCGCCGGTGCCGTTGATCGCGACGATCGTTCCGTCCGCGTTGAGCTTCAGGTTGAAGTCTGAGAGGACGTTCGCGGCTCCGCCGACCTCGGTGTAGGACGTCGGCGTGTCGCCCGCGACGAGAGTGGGGGGAACCGACGGCGTGTCGTGGAGCGAGAGCGCCAGCGGGTTCGGGAGCCATTGGACGTCCGGCACGAGTTCCGCCACGGAGGAGTAGCAGCCAACCGAGGTCGTCGCGCGCCGCGGCTTGCCGAACACGTCGGTCTGCACGCCGGAGTCGCGCGTCTGCGCGCTGTCGAGCGGGCCGGCGGCCTTGACCGTGTAGTCGTAGGTCGTCGCAAGGTTGCAGCAGGCCGCGATCGTCGACGAGATCGCGTGCGTACCGCGCGAGTCCGCCGCTCCGGTCGTCGCGTTCCGGTCGATGACGATGTGGTCGCAGGCGTCGTTGCTGCCCGAGAAGCCGACCGACTCGAGGTTGTGGCTCGCGAAGAACGTCCCGACGATCTGGACGTGCGAGCCCCGGACGAGGTCGTTGAGGTAGTCCTGCGAGTTGTGCGAGAGCAGCAGGTCGGTCCGCGGTGCGGAGATGTTCGCGATCTTGAGCCCCATGAAGGGCCGCGAGATCCAGAAGTACTTGCCGCCCTCGAACGTGTCGTCGTCGTAGCGGATGTCCGAGAAGACGAGGTCCGAGGTCGGGTTGAACTCGTCGACGCCCGAGCGGTGGAACGCGAGCGAGACGCGGCACTTCGTGAACGTGATCCGCTCGAAGTGCCCGCCGTACCGGCCCGAGTTGAACGTGATCTGGACGCCGTCGTTGTGGAACGGGTTCCCCGTCCCGTCGTCGGTCCCGGTCGCGTCGATCGTGTCGACGAGCGCATTGTAGACGCCGCGCCACGCCCCGCCGAACGCCTGGTTCCCGAGGTTGTAGAACTTCACGTTCACGCCCTCGAGTCCGAGGGCGCCGCGCTGGTTGTTCCGCCAGATCGCGAAGTTCGAGTCCTCGGAGCCCGCGGCGCTCTTGCGGCCGCAGAAGATCAGGCCGCCGGGCCACGAGTCGTTCGAGAAGCCCTGCAGCGAGCCGGTCGTGCGGCCGGGCCCGTCGAACCGGGCGTTGTTCCAGAGGGCGGCCGTCGCGCCGTCGGAGTGGAGCATCGACGCATCGCACGTGACGTCGACGTCGTCGAACTCGATCGTCGGCGCCGTCCCCGAGAACCGCATGACGTCGGTGTTGTCGCAGGACGTGAAGCGGGCCGAGTACGCGGCCTGGCCGGGCCAGAGGATGAAGCGGATCGCGCCCTGGGACGCCGTCACGACGCCGCCGAGCCCGTTCCGGTCGTAGCGGTGGTTGTCGTTCTTCAGGTAGACCTGCGCGCCGCCGCAGTCGCCGGTCTTCACGTAGATGTCGCGGAGCGCGACCCAGACGTGCTTCATCGGCGTCGAGGTCGTCAGCCCGTCGGCCGCGTCGTCGCCGCCCGTCGAGTCGACGTAGCGGCGGCGCGACGTCCCGATCGTCCCGCCGGCGTCGGTGATGAACGACCGCGAGATGACGAGGTCACGCCCCGACGTGTGCTTGATCGTGGCCGTCAGCGTGTGCCAGCCGTCCGCGAGTCCAGCGAGAACGCCGCCCGGGTCGACCCAGATGTTGAATCCGTAGCCGCCCGTCAGATTCGAATCGAGCGTCCGCGTCGACACCGTCGGCAGCGCGACGCCATCGATCGAGGGGACGACGCTCGTGATCGGGTCGTTCGCCTTGTCCCCGACCACCATCACGTTGCGCGCGCCGGTGAACCGGGTCCCCGGCGGCAGGTGGGCGAAGAACCCGGTCCCGTAGAGCTCGCGGACGACGAAGTGGATCGTCACGTTCGAGGAGCCGTCCGCGTTCGACGCCTGGAAGGTCGCCGAGACGTCCGCGGTCTCGACGGTCGTTCCGTCCCAGGTGATGACGCCGTTCGCGAACGAGAAGCCGGTCGGGAGCGAGCCGCCGGTCTGGGCCCAACTCGTCGGGGTCCCGCCCGTGTGCGGGATCGTGTACGAACCCGCGCCGGCCGGCCCGGCCTCGACCTGGATCCACGTCCGGGCGCCCGAAATGTCGGGCGGGTTCGACGCGTTGACGAAGCCGCTGTTCGACCCGCTGCCCATGTCCGAGGTCGTCGCGAGCGTCTCGTCGATCCGCGTCGTCGTCCCGGAGCCCGTGTTCGTCGCGAGCAGGAGATGCGAGCTCTCGCCGTTCGCGGCCCCCTGGTCCTCGATCGTGTCGTCGCCGAGATGGAAGTGCTGACCGTTGCGGAAGCTCGTCACGTTCGCCGAGAAGAGATGCTGGTTCATCGTCACGGGAGAGCCGTTCGCCGTGACGGCGATCGTCGGCGGCGAGCCCGAGTCGATCTGGATGACGAGCGCGCGCTGCGTCCCGTCAAGGAGGTCGATGCCCGTCGAGAGCCAGCCGTAGAGGTTGCCGCTCTGATCCTGTACGACGACGAAGAGGTTGCCGGAGCTATCGGCGACGACGAGGAGCGGGCCCGAGTCCCAGTCGGCGCAGAGGGCCCCGCCGACGTGGTCGAGCGCCTTGAACGTCAGGTCGATGAGGATACGCGTCGCGCTGTTGCCGATCGCGGCTCCCCAGTCGACGTAGGAGTGCGCCCCGGACGGCTTGACCGACACTAGGCACCTCGCCCGAAAGTCGGGAAGTTCGTGGCGACTTCAGGCATACTCAGAGCCGTGTCTGGAGCGCGGTAGGCTGATATATGGCTGGGAGGCGACATCATGTTCGAGCGATTGACGCTGTGGTGGCGGGGCGAGCGCAAGTGCGAGCGCTGTCCGAAGACGTTCAGGCGTGAAGAGGGGACGCTCTGCGGCGTGCACGCATGGGAGGCGTACGAGGGACGCCGCGCCGCGCAGGGCGAGATCGGACGGCCGGTGGCGCAGGAGACGGCGCCGGCCCCGGAGCGCTCGACCGTGGGCGACATCCTTTGGTTCTCGTCGCGCCGGTAGGACGGCTTCACGCCGAGCGGACCGATCAGCGGGCATAGCGTCACCACGCCCCGGTCATAACCGATAGGTCGAGATCGCCGCGACCGCGCCCTAGTTCACGTGAACCGGATCTCCCGCTGCCCGCTCGGCGTGTCCGGCCCGAGCTCTCCTGCGGCCGTCAGCCCGTCGAGGACCTCGACGGCGCGCCGGTAGCCGACGCCGAGTTCCCGCTGCAGGACCACGGCGGAGGCGCGGCCGCGGCGCAGGATCGCGGCCTTGGCGCGCTCGGCGATGTGGCAGCGATCGCAGAGTGCGACCTGCACGCGGTCCGGGCCCGCCGGCGAGTACGTGCAGGTGCAGCCGGGACGGGGCGTCATGCCGGGACTCCGGCGCGGAGGGCCTCGAGCGCGGCGACGCAGAGCAGCCGCGGTAGGCGTCCCTGCTCGTCGGATTCGGAACAGACGTAGCCGCCCGCGGCATGGATCCGGACCGTCGCTTTGCCGGCGCGGTGCAGGTCGATCCCGACGTCGTAGCCCTTCGCACGCAGCGCAGCGACGACGCCGAACGCGTCCTCGATCTCCGTCGAGTACGTCCGCAGCTCCGTCCCGTAGTTCTCGCCCGGCTCGCTCCAGCACTGGCATGGCTTCGTCTTCGCCCCGTCGCAGTTGCCCTTGGGGTCCGCGCAGGGGACGAGGCTGAAGACCTTCTCGGCGATGAGGGCGTCGAGTTCGCGGTCGGTCACGACGACCACCGCAGCACGGCCCACTCGATCCGGACGTTCTCCGCGCCGTAGTGCTTGCGCAGGTGCTCGAGGTCCTTCCTGTTGTTCTTCTCGAGCCACGCGATGTCGAGGGCACGCGTGTCGCCGCGGAGGAACTCGCGGTACTCGCAGAGCTCGTCCAGGTGGAACGGCCGCCGCGTCGCCGACGGGATCAGGTTCACCACGTACGTGTGCTCGAAGTCCGGGAACGCTTCGCCGTCGGGGTAGATCGGCATCATGCCGAAGCCGCGCGGCGACGAGTCGTCGAGCGGGTCGAGGCGCGGCGCCTTGTGCTTCTCCGTCTTCGCGACGGCTGGCGCGCCGCACTCCGGGCAGAACTTCGGCCAGTCGAAGGTGACCTTCGGGACGACGTGCTTCGCGTTCTTCGAGCAGGCCGAGCCGGTGCGCTGCTCGACGACCTTCGTCTCGATCCGACAGACGACGACCGGACCGAGGTAGATGTTGCGGTCGATGCTCATGCGACGCCTCCGGAGGCGCGCTGCTCGAGGGGGCCGCCGCCGTGGTGACGGTAGTGCGCCACCCATGCTGCCCACCAATCCGAGTTGCGGGCATCGTGGTCCGGACCAGGGTGGAACCCGACGAGATGGGCGAGTCGCGGATCGCTCCTGACGTGCTCCTCGAACGTTGGGCGCCTCGCCTCTCCCGTGGCCCCGGCAGTCGATGCCACGGCAAGCGGATGCGTGCGGCCGCAGAAGGCGCCGCAGCCCCGCGTGCGCCAGATCCTCCCCGGTGACGTGTTGAGCGACGGCTTGAACGCGGCGATCAGTTCGACCTCGTCGAAGTCGAGATGACACGCGCAGGAGTAGAACCTCGCGAGGAGCAGGACCGGCACGTCGCCGAACTTGAGAACCCCCTCCACGTACCGGCCGACCGAGGCACGCCCTGAGTTCTTCATATGGTACTCGATCCGGCTCGCGATGTTGAT